CGAAGAGGGGGCTTTGCAACCAAGATGGAGAACAACTATGAGCTATTCACACACCTACTTTTTACCACACACGCACAGCGGTGTGCAACAAAAACCGCAATCGCAATCTGACATGATTACTCCTAACTCTTTGCGTTAACTTCGTAAGACGTGTTGGTCGACTCGAAGAAGTTGACCAACTGCAGGGTGTCGTTGGCTGTCGCCATCCACTTGGCGGGGTTGCTCACGTTATAGTGAGAACCAAAGCCAAGCTCTTCAAAACGACGGTCAGCCAAGTACTTTACGTACTGGTTGACGTACTCAGAGTTGAGCCCGAGGATTCCATTCGGGAACATCTCCTTGTTGTACTCACACTCCATCTCGACCGCCTCAGTAATCATGTCGTGCACTTCCTGCACAAACTCCTCGGTGGCGATTTCGGGGTTTTCCTCGAGCACCGTCAGAATCAAATTAATTCCGAACTTGAGGTGAAGGGACTCGTCACGCACAACCCAGTCAATCAAGGATGCGTAGTTCCGGAGCAGGTTGCGCTGACGGAAGCTCAGCGCGACCATGAAGCCCGAGTAGAACCAGATGCCCTCCATGATGATGTTGTAAGCAATGAGGTTGCGAACAAAGTCCTGCTTGCCCTCGATGGTGCTGATGTCGAGGGTGTCCTCGGTCATCCGCTTGATGTACTTGGTCTCAAAGTCCTCTTTGCGCTTGATGGTCTCTGCCTCGATGTGCTGAGCATAAACCTTCTCGCGGTCAACCGGGAAGGTCTCCAGCACGTACTCGAAGCTCATGCAGTGGTTTGCTTCCTCCCACATCTGCTTCGCGAGGTAGAGGTGCGCCTCTGGGGCGTTTACATAAGGGTAGACACCAAAAGCAAGGGCCTTATTTACAATAAGCTCAGAGGGGTTAAAGAAGCTCATGAGGAAGGTTAGAGCGTGCTGCTCCTCCTCGGTCATCTTCTTGAAGTCAGCGATGTCTTCACCCAACTGAATTTCGTTGGGGAACCAAGTGTTAGCAACAGCCTGGTCGTAGAGGTCCATTGCCCACTGGTAACGCACTGGCTTGAGAAGCAAGCCATCCTGAATACCTGTTCCTAAAATACCCATTTTTCTCTATTTCCCTTCTACTGGCAACTGTCGCACATCAGTGCTTCCATGGGGTCCATGGGGCACGCATAGCCGTCAATTACATCTACTTCTTCATTCATGGGACGCAAAAACTCCTTAAGTGTGGGGTGGGGTGCTAGAAAAGAGAGCCCCTCAAAAAGGGGCAGACATCTAGTATAAGAACCCGTGTATTGTTCTATATCTAGTGTTCGGAGTACAAAGAAAAGAAAATCCGGTTATTTGCGGAAAATACGTCCCAAGAAAAAAGTTAAAAGTGCTCGGGACAAGTCTCAAGCAAAAGTTGAAAGTTGGAAAACCAAAAAACCACTTGCTTATTATAGAGAAGATGGTAGTATGGGGGAGCACTAGAAAGGCTTAACTTACTTATGCGTAACCGTGAAATTATTACATCAAAACTAAAAAACGCCGGAGCGGGGTGGACGCTCATCAGTCTCTACATGTTCTTCCCGATGGTTTTTAGCGCAAGCATTCCAGCGCCACTCCTGGGAAGTGGTAGTCCAATCGTAGAAGACCGAATAGCCGTAAAAGAAATTGAAAACAGAGAGCCCGGGTTAGGTGGACCAGAAACCGTCGAAGAAGACGAAGAAAACATATTCACCATCGAATCCTTTGAAACAAGTGACCCCGCACTAGGCAGACCCCTACAACTCTTCATTACCGGGGGTGAAGAGCCAAAAGTTTACAGAATTAACTACTTCAACACTGCCGGTGCCAGACTCCCCGTCGACCCCGGGGCAGAAATCTCCAGCGACTACGGATGGCGAACCCCGCCCTGCAACGGATGCAGTGCAGACCATCGAGGAGTCGATTTCGTCCCCGGAGAAGGAAAACCCATCTACGCAGTCCTCGACGGAATGGTCATCGAATCAGGATTCCTCGGAGGCTACGGATATTGGGTAATGCTCGAACACCTCGTCAAAAACCCCGACACTGAAGAAATGGAACGTTGGGAAACCGTCTACGCCCACATGCAAGAAGGCTCCATCCCCGAAGACGTCGTAATTGGAGCAGTTGTAGAAAAAGGCGATGTCATTGGAAAAGTTGGAAATACTGGTATGTCAACAGGTCCACATCTACATTTTGAAATTAGAATCGAAGGAGAAGAAATTGACCCCCTTCCACTCATCTCCTCATACGAAGTAGTTGAAGTAGAACGGGACCAAGAAGGAAACGCGGAATACCGCATCCGATACGAGTAAGAGGTCACCATGCCCAGAAAGATGCAAAATCCTGGGCACATATGTCCCGAAGACCACCAGCACGAAGCAACACAAGTTTGCCATTCGCATCACAAATGTCGATGCGGTCCATGCGTTTCAGAAGCACGACACCGTTACCAAGAGAAAAACGGAAACGGAAAATGGTTGGCTCACGAACTAATAGCTGAAGCAGACCACATGTTAAACCTAAACCAGAGTCTCCACGACACCCTCCACCAAATGGGGGTCAACGTAATCACGGCTAAAACCCTTTTTTACAAACATGGACGCGGGGACCTCGCAAGAAAACTAAACCGTCAAGACTCCCTATAAGGGAAAAAGCGTCTGTATCCGTCTCAAGACCGTCACTAAGATTGCGCCACTCTGGCTCACCATCATCATTAATAAAATGAACAGGTGACGTTCCTCCAGTTGCTTGACTAACCAAGTAGCCCAACATTTCGTCAGCAGAACGCCACTTGCCAGAAGACTTTTCGTATGCAACGAGGTAGTAGATTTCTTCGTTCATATATTCCTATTCTCCCACAAATAAAAAACATGGACGGGGTCCAGTACTCTGAGCCCCGTCCGCGTTAAAAGTATACAACCAGTAACTACTCCATAGAGGAAGAGCCGACAAGCTCGCCACCAGAGTTGACAACCTGAATTTCGCAAGTTCTACAACCTGCGTGGCGAGGTGAGACGCCGTAATTCTGGTCCCATTTTGGGACATGACTATACGCAAGAACTTTTTCAGGAGAAAACTTCCACTGATAGCAGTCCATTAAATAAGACAAAGCTCCAGCAACAAGAACAACAGCAGTGAGAAAAAACACACCAACTGTCACAAGATGTAGTAGGGAGTCCATAAAACTATTGTTACATGAAATGAGCCCCCCGACCGAAGCCGAGGGGCCCACTTACCAACTAGAAAGGATAAACGAATGGGAATCCGTTACCAAATCACTTAGAGTAGCCCCCAAGTGACAGGACCAACTATACCATCAACCTTCACTTTTTGCGAACGCTGAAACTCCTTAACCGAACGTTGAGTCTGCGGACCAAAGATTCCATCAGCAGTAATCCCCAAAACTCGTTGAACATACTTCACGTCAGTGCCCTTAGAGCCCTTCCGCAAAATACCCGGATATTCAGGCTTTTTCAGCTTACGTTTCGGACCAGAAGGAACTAAAGCCCACGTCTGCGGGCCCACAATGCCGTCAACAGCAATGCCCTTCTCACGTTGAAACTTAAGAACAGCCTTCTTGGTTTGAGGACCAAAAATTCCATCAACAGTAATACCAAGCTGCTTCTGAAGGTACGCAACCTGCTCATTGTTAGAGCCAACGCGTAGCCACGCCTCAAGGTTAGGTTTGCTCTTTGGTGCAGAAACTGCTTCTGGTTTTGGTGGTGTAAAGCTGTGAACGGGAGCATCACCAGTCGGACCATTCGGGTCAGCAGGTTCCTGAGCTTTATCCTGCTCAAAAACCAAATCGCCAAGAGTTTCTAAGAATGGAATTGGGTCCAAGAAACCTACGCCATTAGAAGACCAGCCAAACTTCTTGCCCTCATGAATCTCAAAATGAAGATGAATTCCAGTACTCGCACCAGAAGTCCCCATAATTCCTAACGGCTGACCCGCCTTAACACGCTGACCCTTGCGGACCATAAATGAGTTCTTCACCAAATGAGCATAAAGAGCAACATAAAACTTGCCATTAATTTTATGACGAACAGCCACAAAATAGCCGTAACCCTTCGGCTCACCATTTTGATAGCGACCCTTTGCGGGTCGAGCCTCCGTAACAACGCCATCATAAATAGCAAGAACAGGAGCATCACTCTCTCGATGCACAAGGTCCTCGCCATTGTGATGCGCTCTCACACGGCGGATAGGGTGGATACGCCACCCAAAACTAGACGTAGTTCTAAAGTCCTTACCGTACTCGCCCTCTAAAGGCCAAGAAACTTCGGACACAAAAACACCTCAACAATCATTAATCAGTGAACATTACATATAGCCACAGTCCTAAACCAACAACAAGAACTGAGACCAAAGCTACTAAATCCATAGTACCTAAATATCTTCCTCGCCAGCGGTGCACTCATGCAAGGTCATTAACACGTCGTCTTCGTTACCGCAATACAAACACTCTGACCGTTCAGTAGTGATTACATCTAAGTCATAATCCAAGTAAAGCTGACCATCAATTTCTTTGTCATCAGGAATGCCAAGATTGTCAACTTCTGCCAACCACTCGCGAACATCCGCAACGGTCTTTGAAACACCAGGAGCACTCTCCAAGAAAATAAACATTGCTGAGCCTTTAGTCACTGCACTGGTAGGCGCTTTCAATTCCGGGATAGGTCTGCCTGCAAAAAACTTTCTACCGTTGCCGAGTTGTTCATCAAGCCACCCCTGAATCTCTTCTTTATCTTCTTCCGAAAGATGAGGAGCTTCGGAGTCTTCGTCTTCGTCTTCGTCAAAAGCCAAGTCATAACCGCGAGAAGTAATCTCCGCCATAGTGTTCAGCAATTCATCAAAAGCCTCTTCAAAGTTCTCTTTTGCCATAGACATCTGACTATCAGGAATACTAAGGTCAAGTTCAACGGAATTAGTATTGGGGTCGGATGGGTCCATGTTGTTGCGTTTCATCCACGCAACCGTCGCGTTCTCTACATAAATATTGCGAAACTCTTCAAGCGAGAGTGTTTTCTTTTCAGTCACTGTGACTCCTTTCATTTATAGAATACGCCTGTCATGCCTGCGGGTCAAGCAAAACACGGGTAGAATCCAAACATGAAAACTCCGCACTATAACGTTGTTATCGCTACGCCTGGTCTTGTCATGCAAGCGCAATACGTACAGTCTCTTATGAAGACAACAGCGTGGCTATGCGAAAAAGGAATGACCTACACCTATTTAAATAAAACCTCCTCCTTTGTTCCAAGTGCAAGAGAGAAAACAGCTACAGACAGCAGTGCGAACGACTGGGATGCAACTGAAATTGCAGACGGACGATTCACCTATGACTGGATTGTGTGGATAGACAGTGACATTGTCTGGGAGCCAGAAGTGCTTGAACGATTGATGTCGCACAACCTAGACGTTGTATCCGCCATTGTCCCTATTAATGCTGGAGGAGCATTAAGCATTATGAAACTGGACGCTGAAGGACATCCAAATCAAATGACCTGGAAAGACTTCATCATGGAAGACGCTCCAGTTGAAGTAGACGGAGTAGGTTTTGGAATGGTGGCAGTGAGATACGGCGTATTTGAGGGAACGTCAAGACCTTGGTTCCATATCAGAAAAGCCAGAATCCCTGCAGTGCCGTTTACAGTGAACTACGGCGAAGACTACAGCGCCTGCTTAAACATGAAAGATTCTGGGTTCAAAATCTGGGTAGACCCCTTTGCGAGAGTCGAACATATTAAACAAGTAAATCTTACTGTTTAACTTTTATTTCTGTATGTTTCCTGTGAAACATAACATACAAACTTGACAACAACTTCTTGTTGTTTAAATGTAACAAATATTCATTTTTTGCTTGACTCTGTGGAAAAGTGTTAGTTAGTCGAGAAATCAGAGAAAAAGTTACTAACAAAAAATTCTCTTTTAGGGGGCAAAAAACCTCCAAAAAGTGTTAGTAACTTTAATAGACTATACATGTTAGATGATTAGCGACTTATTTCTCTATACGCGTATGGGATTGCCACTCCGGGCTAAGGAAAAATAGGTCGCTAATCACCTAACATCGATAATCATAGATTCATGTATGGTTATTCATGGATTGGTTCAAATCTGTGATACACTCAAACCATGAACACAGAACAACTACTCATCGCTGGAGCAGTGCTCGCAGTGCTGAACTACATTTCCGTATTCGCAGCACTCGCAACACTGAGATGGAAAGACGCTAGAGACAAGAAAAAAATCGCTAACGTCTTCATGCAACAGGTCGGAGAAAAACTCCAAACCGAACACGATTTCCAGGACATCATCAACAACCTGAGAATCCAAGAACAAAACAAAGACGAAGAGGACAACAACTAATGCCGAGTGCGGAAGAGCTACTCAAGCAAATGGGAATCGACCCAGAAGAAATCGACAAAAATTGGGACCGAAGAGGAGCCTGGGACCCAGAAGCACGACTAATCTGCTCATGCGGACACGGGAAAGGCAGACACGTAATTGAGCCAGACTTTGTTACATGTAACCCGAGCAAACTCAACTGCCCCTGCGGAAACTTTGTACCAGTACTCAAAGTGCAAGACACCAGAAGCTTTCTCTCTAGAACCCAAGGCAGTGGGATTGACCACGCACTCATCAAAGGTCTTCGAATTGCTATGGAAAAGAACCAAGAAACCGAATGGATTGACGACCACTACAAATGCTTCCTGTGCGGAACCAAAGGCTACGAAACAGCTTTAACAATTACCGCACTAGAAGGACAACCAGAAACAGGACTGAGGAAAAGTAACGACGCAGAATTTGCTCGATACAACGGATTCCTCTGCGAAACATGTTGGGACCAAGTATGAAAAACCTAAGCGAACGACTCGACCCAGAACTCAAAAACATGATGGGAGCAGGACGCCTCGAACCCGAGGTCTACTCTCAACTCAAAACACTCATCGAACACAAACAAAATGAGTGGACCCAAGAAATGTCTGACGACCTTAAACAAAAAGCCAAAGACTGGGAAGACATTATGGGACCAGAAAAAGAAGGATTCTATTCACTGGGACTACGACGCTCTGCCGACTTCATCACCGGGAAAAGCTCACTAGAAGAAGAACAAACCAATGAGTAGAAAACTCGTCTACAGCATCCGACCATCTCGACTTAACCCAAAAATCTATGAAGCAACTGTTGAGTACATGCCCGGTCAGCGAAAAACCTTCGTAACCACAAGAAAAAATTTTGCGTGGCTAATTGCAGAAATTGAAAAAGCATTAGATAATAAAGTTCCTACCTTCACCGGAGGACAAAACATACAGAACGAGAAAGACAATGAACGTAACTAGCAGAAGAGAAATCACAGTCCACATCAATCCAGTAGAAGTAAACAACGAAGTAAGCATTTGGATTGGAACACTAGACCTCGACGGAGAGCAAATCATCGAACGCCGAGGAAAAACTTTTGAAGAACTATTTGCTAAAATCTACAAATACTGTTCAGAAGACAACAGCACGCTACCAGCAAGCTGGATGAAAGCACGCGGAGGAACGCCAATACAATGAACGAACGACACGAAGTAGAACTTTCTGAAAAAGAAATTATGTTACTTATCGCTGCGATTCGAATCAGCGGGCTAAACCACTATCACGACAACCCTGAAGGAGCTCGTCCTAACAGGTTTCAACGCAAAATGAATAAAATTATGAACAAGTTGGAATCAGCTTTGAGCGATGACTAATCAAAATCGTCACATCTGCCGAGTGTGTCACGGAGAAGGATTTTTCCAAGATGCACAAGGCGGATGGTGGGATTGCCCTTACTGCGATGCAACAGGAACTACGAAACCAGCAGAAAAAGCTTGGTGGAAACGATAAACTTGCATCATGGAAAAATTAAACTTTGACGAAGACCATCAAACCTGGGAAGCCTTCAAACATCTTGAAGAGTTTCGTTGGCTGTTCAACAAACTAGAAGTAGCGCTTCGCCAAGGTCTTCATGCTGGTCCAGCAGGGACAGCCCCCCACCACCCAGGACTCTATGTTTCTCGACCTATCTACAACACATACGGAATGGGAATCGGAGCCAAAAAATTTGCATACGACCCCGACCACGACTACGAAGATTTTATTAATCATGCCGTAGTCCCGCCAGGACATTTTTGGTGCGAATGGTTGACAGGACCACACCTCTCAATCGACTATCAAAAAACATCTGCATCCAATTTTGAAACACGCTCCATCTGGGCCGGAAAACATATTGACGACGACAACCTCGTTAAATTCCAACAGTGGGAAAAACTACCCAAAGAATCATCACCCAACTGTTTCCTCCTGCCACTTAAATTTCCTTGGTGGGGAGTCAGTGCAACCCAAGACCTTCGAGACTTAGTTGAAGGTTTTAATGTCGAAATGAGAAACGGAAAAATTATCGAAGTACACCTTCGACATGGAAATGATTTGTATGATGACATGCCAGTCGGAACCCGAGTCATCCCAGTTTGGAATGATGATGAAATTCCAGAAGGCGTTGAGTTCAGACCAAACCTTCACAGCGACATGGAAAAATATTCAGCCAACGGAAACCTGACAGACGTCCGACGCGGATTTATCATCACACGACCACAAGACCAATAACGTGCCAAAAGAAGAAAACAAAAAAGTACCGAGCGGTTGGTGCCTCACTGGTTACCACGCCAACTGTCCAGTTCGAATCATGCTAAGCGTTCAAAAAGAAGAACGGGTATGCTCTTGCGAATGTCATTCGACACGCCCAAAGAAGTAGTTTAAAAACACTTTTTTAACAGACCCAATTTCTACTCCACAACACCCCACTCTGCACCACCTTATTCCCAGATAATTAGAGGGATGCGAGCCTATCTAACCGCACCCCCAAATCCAAAATTTGTTTAGGAAACCTGCCAACTCAGCCCATTTTCTCAAAATTTCGTCCGACGCCTTGTTGTAAAGTTATGTATTGAGTTGAAAAGTTCAACTTGAGGAGTGATTATGGCGACGAAGAAAAAGCCTGCGTCTCCCCCGCTTAGTTGGAAGATGCGCCGTCGTGCGGTGTGGATTTCTTTGGGCATGGGAGTTGTCATGTGTTTGTCTTCGATTGTTCTTCTGTGGAATGACAAACTTGACACCGGCAATCTTATTGCGGGTGGGGTTTCGCTCATTGCCGTGGTTGTGACTGCTTACATTGGTGGCGCGACGTACGAAGACGTGAAGATGAAAATGAATGATGTCACGAATCAATTCTATGAAGGTTCCGAAAGGTAACTATGACCAAGCTACAGAAGTATCTTGACTACGCGATTGAGCGTGCCATTAAGACGGTTGCTCAGACTGCCTTGGCGACTATTGGTATCGGCGCGGTGGGGTTTTTCACCGTGGATTGGATGAACGTCGGTTCGGTTGCGCTCTTGGCGGGTGTGATGTCTTTGCTTAACTCGGTCTTGGATTACGACAAGCCCAAGAACGAGAACGACTAGTTTTCTAGACCGGCCCGCCGTTGCCCTCCGCCACCACCTGGGCACGGCGGGTCTTTTTAATTTTTTACTTGGAGGTAAAAAAATGACAATTGACGTTACAAAGATGACGGAGAAGCAGCTCGAGGCTCACGTCAAAAAGGAACAAAAAATTCGCGGCGAGATTGAAGCGCTGCGTCTAAAACTAGAGAACGCCGAGTATCGGACGAAGACCGAGAAGCTGTTCATCAATAACCAGTATCAGCAGAAGTTCCGCGAGCTGGATATTCACATGGGGTACATCACAGAAGATGAGTGACATTGTCAACTTCGAACCGGAAGATAACGGCGAGGATGACACCGAGCCCGCTGTTGATTCACCGGTTGACTTGCGGCCTGACCTTGCCGCGTTGGGTTTGAATGAAATAGAACGCGGCGTGGTTGAGGACACGTATGAGAACCGTCAAGTGTTACGGCAAGCGCATATGCGTTGGGACGCGGTGTATTCGTCGACGGGTGCACCAACGGGTTTAATATCGGCCCGCACTGAGGAGCAGGTTCGTGAACGGCGAGTCATAAGTCTTCAGGAGAAGAAGCCTCTGCTTGTTGACCCGACGGATACTAATTCAGATTACGTAACGGGCTTGGACCTCATCATCGATGATGCCGCGTTGAAAATTACACCACCGTGGGTTGTTTCTGCGACGAGAAAATATCTTGATGAGCAAGAAGCGGGCGGCCCGCCCACTGCTAAACGTGCACCTCTTGCTCAACCGGTGCGGTGTCGAATTATTAAAACCGACGGCTTGCGCTGCATGTTGTGGTCTTCGGGTCGGATAAAAGATGACGGCCTCTGCCGGGTTCATTTAAAAACTCAACGGAAGAGCGGCGAGGACATAGAGCGTGCTCGAAAGAAACTTGTTCAAGCCGCTCCGTATGCCGTCGACATGTTGGAAGAGTTGATGGAGTCTGCGGTTTCGGAACCGGTGAAGCTTAAAGCGTCAACTGAAATTCTTGACCGTGCTGGCGTTCGAGGCGGCATGGAAGTTGATGTCGGCGTGGACGTGACGGATAGTCGAAGTCCCGCTCAAATTATCGGCGAGCGCTTAGCTCGACTTGCTGACGGTGCTCAAAGAACGGCTCGCGACTTGGTTGATGAAGCGGATATTCATGACGCTGAAGTTGTAGTTGAGGGTGAAGACGCAGCGGCCAGCGAAGAAAAGAAAGTTATTGAGAAGTCGGCGAGCGCTGCGTCCGGTGACTCAACGGATGACGGCGAGGACGGCTCGCTCGCTACGGATGAGATAACGGATGATGAGTTAGGGGAGTTCTCGAATGAGTGATGAAGAGTTTGAGGCTTTGGTTGAGGAACATGCTAGACGGCTCGAGGAGGACATTGTTTTGTGTCGAACCCGCGATGAGCATTTGCGGGTAACGGCCCGCGCTAATGAAGCTCGTCAAATAGCGTCGATTGTTCATGACCGTCGGACAAACACTGTTTAGTTTTCTTATATAATTTTTGTATGAACGGCGAGCGTGACCCCGAGTGGTTTGAGACGGATTGTTTTTGGTGCGGAACCATCTACAACCCGTCCATTAATGTGTGTCCCCGTTGCGCTAGTGATATTTTAACAGGTCCAATTGAAATTGTCAATTTTAAAGATGACGGCGAGTCCTATGACCACGAACAGTAAACCGCACCAGGACGAAGACTTCTTACGGCGAGAGATTGAAGCGGGTGGTAATTCTCGAAGCATCTCCGCAAAACTCGGCGTGAGCTGGAAGCTCGTTGAGATTTATTTGCGACGGTACGGTATTGAGCACAAGCCGTATACCTGGGGAGAAAAATAACGGCCTGCCCCTAGCACGAACCACCGACATTTACGCAGCGGCCTGTCAACTTCTCAATAACTTTCATTAAACGGCCTGCCGCGTACAGAGTTAATTCTAAGACTGTACGGTAACGGCCTGGATGAACGGCCCGCGTGTTTACTGGGCTGTAGCACGTTGACGGTGCATGTGCAAAGAATTTCCCTGTGGTGGAAATTCAACCGGTAACGGGTCCAGGTAAAAAATAGAGTCCAGGTAAAAAATTCCGAAAAGTAAAATTTAGCGCTGCGTCCGAAGCCGGTTGTCAACTTCAAAATAACTTTGTGAACGGATTCCGCCGCAGCGGTTCAAGGGCCATGTAAAATGTCAACTTCCAAATAACTTTTTTACCTGAAAGGCCATCCGCATCAAACCGGGGATGACACGCTAAAAAACTTTTTTCTGTTTCAACTTGACATGGTCTTTTTTGTGTGCAATCATCTACGTATAACTCAATAGAGAAACCATCTATCAACTAGGGAGGAAATCCATGAAAAAGCAAGAGCTAATAGAGAAGCTGGCCTTCTACTCGGATGACGAGCATCTCGCGTTTGCGTGGTTCGATAAGGAAGAGATTGGCGAGCACCTTTCTGACGAAGAGTGGGAAGCCAAGTGCGACGACCTCTTCTTAAGCGATACCATCAAGAACATCGCTGAAGACATCGTGAACACCTAAGCAAGGGAGCACATCATGAAGTACAAAGTCACCGAGGTTCCCGCCGAGGAGGATGCCAAGCGCAAACTCCCATCGTGGACATACACCATCTCCGGGGTTGAGTTCGAAACAGTCACATCGTTTTGGGACTACCTCAAGGCCAGCAAGGTCATCGAGGACTACCAGGTAGAAAAGGTGTAAACCAGGGAAAGGGTCCCCGCTTCGGCGGGGGCCTTTTTCTTTGTCAAGTAAAAAATTCTATGTTTCGACTTGACAAGGTAAATGTCAGTGGTCTATGTTATGTACCACGGCATTCAAATGCCGAGAAATGATATAACAACAGAAAGAGAGAAATGAAATGGAAGAAATGAATATCAGTTCCAACGTGGAGTGGAAAGCTCCCCCGAGGCCGGTGCGTTACAAGCGCAACGTTTACGACTGGAATGAGATTGCCAGCAAGCTGAAGAGCAACCCCAACGAGTGGGCTGTTGTCGCAAGCGATGTCAATCCATCAGTTGTCACGCACATCCGGCGCGGACGCTTGAAGCCGTTTGCTCCTGAGGGTTCCTTTGAGGCGTCTGGCCAAGGACGCAACGAAAACGGCTACACCAAGGAGCTCTACGTACGGTACGTCGGTAGCGAGTCGGCAAGCGCTGAAGCTACCGCGGAGGAAGTTCTTCCCGTCACTGAGACGGCGAGCGCCCCTGAATATCGTGTGGTGAGTTTCAACGACCAGGAACCCACTCCGACGGCAAGCCCCGCTAACCCGACGGACTTCTTCAACGACCCCGAGCTTTAATGAGGCCCGGCGAGAAGTACCTCGGTCGGACGGTGTACTGCCACAACTCCGACTGTAAACGGTACGGGTATGTGCACTTCCGGCAGGTGATTGTCGAAAGCTTTGTCGACCACGAAAAGCTGACTTTCACCTGTCCGGGGTGCGGGAGCATGCATATCGTCGAAACCGAACGGGTGTTTGACAACACACAGTTTATGCTTTAGTGTTGACATATCAACCCCAACGGAAGGAGACACAATGTCGAATACGGTTGAAGTAGCGGTAATACCAACATGCGACTTCTGCGCACTGGATGCAAAGTATGATTCGCAAACCCACCTGGGTCCTTGGGCGTATCTTTGCCAAGAGCACTGGCACGCGTATGGAGTCCAAAAGCTTGGGACTGGTTTTGGCCAAAAGTTGGTCCTCAAAAAATAATTTAAAAACGCAGACCCCCTGACTTGCGTCGGGGGGTTTTTGCGTGTAAAGTGTCAAATACCAAACAGAAAGGAGAAGTGATGCCCACCATCACAATCACGTGGAAAGCATTTGCGAATGACGACCCGAAACGAATGAAAGACTTTGCGGATGCGGGGAGAGCCCCTGTAACTTCAAAGACCATTAAGACAGAGATAGGGGAAAATTTAAACCCTCGCTCCGTTTGCGAGATGCTGTTCCACAGCACGAACAGGTACCAGGGAGACCTTTGGGATGCGCTTCAGCCACTCCCCGAGGACAGAACCCACACAGCAATGTGCGTGGGCGACGACGTCACGATTGATGGTCGCATCTTCCGGTGTATGGACTTCGGGTTTGCCGAGGTTCTCGAGTGCCCCAACCACGAAGGCAACTTCGACTGTAACCCCTTCTGCCGTCTTTGCGAAGGCGAGCAAGAGGTTCTTGACACAGGCGCACTACGTAAGTAAACTACCTAATACCAAATAGAAAGGAGACCCCCATGGGTCAGTATCACAAGCTAGTAAACGTAGACAGGAAAGAGTATGTAGACCCCCACTCGATTGGGCTGGGTGTCAAGCAATGGGAACACCAGTCGCACCCCGACTTTCCCATCGCTGGTTCCTTGTCTGACGTTCTGTACATTCTCACCATGACGTCTCCAGCGCGTGGAGGTGGCGACATGCCTCCTTCAGAGATATCCGGGCGCTGGGTCGCTGACCGAGTTATGGTCCTTGGTGACTACACCGAGAACGATGACATTCCTCTTATCATCACCTACAAAGGTGAGGAGCTAGAGAACAGGGCGCTGTACCACTACGTCGACGAGCACTACACCGAGATTGGCGAGCAGGTTCGCGAAGCCATGACTGCTATCTATGGATACTCATGGAGCAGGGACAAGTACGGCTGGTCAAGGTCGCTCAAAAAACCAGAGTTGGTCTAATCCGACACGAAGAAGCCCCCGACTTGCGCTCGGGGGTTTTTTCGTGTAATGTCTATAATGTCAACAACAAAAGACAAAAAGAAAGGAGTTGACAAATGCCTAACTGGGCTTACAACACCGTTTATTTCACAGGAGATGCGGAAAAGTTAGAAGCACTGAAAGAGCAGGTTGGTGCGCCTACGCAAATACCTGGAGTACAGTACGTCCACGGTGAGGATGGAAAGGTTCTCCTCGATGCCGACAACAATGTAGTGAAAGAAAACACTACCCACGATGACGAAAATCCTGTTTTTTCTTTTTGGAACATCGTTCGTCCCAATCCCGAAGAGTATGAAGAGTACCGCGACCAAGGCTGGTACGGCTGGAACAACGCCCACTGGGGCACGAAGTGGGATGCTGGAGACGTCGAAGTGATTGAGGAAAGCGGAACAGGCTGGACTATTCAGTTTCGGACTGCGTGGGCTCCTCCTCAAGAAGTTCTGGTCGCTTTGTCCGAACAACACCCCGACGTTTCGATTAGAAATGAGTGGTACGAAGAGCAAGGCTTTGGGGCACACCAGGAGTACTCTGGTGGCATCCACTGGCTTGACAAGGAGTGGGATATTCCCTCCTCTCACGCCGAGTACATCGAAAACCTCACTGAGGAAGATTGCCCTTGTAACTTTGGATATGATGACGACGAGCTTCCTTTTGATGACTGCCCTCGTTCTAAAAACCCGACACAAATCGCTGTCGAAGAACTTGAGAAAGTCAGCGAGCTCATATAAACTCAATACACCAACTATCAAACGAAAGGATAAAAATGTATAGGTATAGGTTCTACGAGATTGGACTTAGCGGAACTGCTGAGCAGGTAGAAGAGTTCGGCAAGGTAATCAGAGAACGCGATGAAAACTTTTGGTCGGGGACGTATAGAGAAGACACAAAACGCTCCTTCCAACGTTTTATCGGGTACACCGATGACGTTGTTTTGACCGATATTCAGGAAACCGCTCGAAAGTATTCTTTGGACTTCCAGGGCGCAGAGACTTTCTACTATGTAGAGAGCCAAGAGACTGTGGGACGTTCTCGGTTCAGCAATACGACCATTACCTACGGCTCGTATGTGGGTGGCTCGCCCACTGGGTCGGACACAATCAAAACTCACGCCCAACACAAAGTTCACTACTACGGGCTCAAAGATTGCGATTGTGAGAACATAAGAGTCAAAAATGACCCGACTTTTGCTCCGTATCCAGATTGTCCTTCACGGGTAGACCCTCCGACGGTTTGGGCGGTCGAAAATATTTTGGAAGCAAACGAATATATTGGGAGGAGGTAAAAATGTCAGAAACAGAAACACTCACTCGCACTTTGAGCTACTTCGCCACTGACGGCAACTACGGAAGTGCGGACGGCATTCTCGTTTTGGAGACGACTAGTTGGAGCGAACTCGATTGGCAAATGATTGAGGAAGTGTCAGACGAAGACCGCCCGACTGTTGCTCGGCTGATTGTCGAAAGCTACGAGCCTGATGCCGACCAAGCGTTTATTCGCAAGAAGTTGGAAGATGACTTCGGGTTTGACTTCAGCGAGCACGAGTAAAAGTAAAAAATAAAAGAGCCCTCGCCTAGTGCGGGGGCTTTTTTATGTGTGTTCGTACGGACGCAAGTGTCGCTTAGACTTGGAAAAGTTTTTTGGAAGTTGTGTTGCGCAGTCCAGGAAGATGGTATAACATTAGTTCATAACCAAATATGGACACTCAAACGGAAGGAATAAACAAATGGGAAAACTACAAGCAATGGAAATGGCAGAGCTGGCGTGGCTGGGCTCTACGAGTCTGAACCAAGCTGTGTCTTGGCACCTCACCTCTAACCACTTTCCACCAGTCCCAACCAGCATGGTCGCTCCGTGTATCGAAGCGATTGAGAACGCGAACGCTGGAGAGTGGGACAAGCTAGTTCAGCTACCTGAGGGAGTTGGCTACAAGGGCAGCACCTCTGCCCCAACCTACGCAATGGTCGAGCAACACCACCTCGAAAGTTTCTTAGACCAAGAGGAGGAGTAAGACCTCGGGGGGTGGGCAACACGCCCACCTCCCAAAATAAACTTGACAGTAGATTGTTTGTATGAGATTATCTACATAGCTTAGAAAACTAAGCAATGACACACAACGAAGGAGACACCCAAATGCTAGACAAAGAGAAAGACGTACAAGGGATTGCTTTGTACGCCCAGTTCCACAAACCAGGAGCTATGACCCAGCTCATCGTTACCCCCGATGGGTACGACGAGCAGGGAGAGAAGGTACTTGCCTCTCTCTACCGCCGAGTGGTCACCACCGAGTCGCCCAAGAAACAATGGCGCTCTAGTTTCATTCGCCCCGCCAATGCGGATGACGTGGACTTTGAGAGTGGCGCAGAGCGAGCCGACTTCGCAGAAAGTCGTCTCAACTTTGCCACCCAACTGTTCGACAGCTTGCTGAACGGAAAATGGGAACTTCACAAAGACCCTATCTACCTCGAAGTATCCAAGAAAGACCTCTCGGATATTAGAGATGCCAAAACACCCAACAAACTTTTGTATCGGGTAAACCAGTCCCGCGAAGCTATGAACTTCGAGACTGACATCCCCGCACGAGCAGAATAATCAACTAGAAACAGGGAGAAAGAAAATGAATGAAAAACTGATTGACCGTTACGCAGAACTTGGTGGCAACACCGAACTGTGGAAAGGGATTGCCGAAGTTGTCAGCCAAGCAGGTAGCACCTCTGCCTCGCTGGAGCTGAACAGCAAGGTTATCCCCCAAGGGCGCTATGTCGCCCGAGCTTCTGGTGAGGCTCGCAAAACTCGCAAGCGTGAGCAAGAAGCTAAGAGTGTCGAAGGTATGGCAGGCGATGAATACTTCGAGCGACCCAATGGCGACAAATACTTTGGTCGTCAATGGGGCATCCACTCGGACGTGATGACTCTCCGCAAGGCACGCGAAGCAACCTCAAACGCCAACTCTGGTGGAGGCGGGTCGGCAATGTACGCCCTCCTTTACGGAGCGCCTGGTACTGGTAAGACTGCTCTCGTGGAAGCCTCGTTCGACAAGGTGTACACCTTGATGGGAACTGGCGACACCGAGGTTTCCGACCTCGTGGGTGGCTACGTTCAGACCCCCTCGGGAGGTTTCGAGTGGGTGGATGGCGACCTCGTTCGCTCTGCCGAAGAAGGCGCTGTCTACTTTATTGACGAGATTGGTCTGATTGACCCGAAGGTTCTGTCCATCGTTTACGGACTGATGGATGGTCGCCGAGAGGTAAACATTAGCGCCAACCCAGACCGCGGTACGGTGAAGGCTCACCCCGACTTTTATGTCATCGGTGCGACCAACCCGAACGCTCCTGGAGTTCGCCTCTCCGAGGCTTTGCTCTCTAGGTTCACTCTCCAAGCTGAGATGACCACCGACTGGTCGTTGGCTCGAAAGCTGGGAGTTCCGACCACGATGGTCACCGCCTCACAAAACCTCGCCAAGAAGCAGGTTGCTGGGGAGACCTCGTGGGCACCGCAGATGCGAGAGCTGATTGCTTTCCGCGACATCGCGGAAACCTTTGGCACCACCTTTGCGATTGCCAACCTCCTTGCCAGCGCCCCCGAGATTGACCGACCAGTTGTGTCGGACGTTCTCACTCGGGCATACGGTGAGGAATGTAAGCCAGCGAAAATCTAAGCTTCCCTGTCTTAGGTTTCGCTCGGGGAGGGGGTTTGAGAAAGGGTGTCTCCCCCCTCCCCACCCCAACTTGACACCCGATTGTTTATATAATAAACTCAGATAGTCTGCTGGACACAGACACCAAAAAACGAAAGGACAAGAAGATGGCACACATCAAAAACTCAAATGAAAGAGCAGAAGCAACAGCTCCCGAGTGGCTACCGCTGGGTCGCCAGATTGGCGAACTCGCTAACAAGTGGTCAGGACGTTATGACCTCGTGGGCTACGTCGGAGAAAATGCCGGTCACGGCGCTCCCGCTTGCTACAACCCAGCGCTCGCAGAAATCGAAGTAGACGTTGCCCGTGCCTTTGGCGCAGGTATCAAGCCAGAGATGATTGGCGACCTCAGCGAACGAGCCACCCAATACGAGTTCCCCAAGGCGATTGGCGCTCTGTACCACGAAGCTTTTCACGCTTGCTTTTCCGAGTGGAATATGCCCAAAGCATCCTCCGACCTCAACAACCAAGAGTACGATGCTCTGGTCTTACTGGAAGAGAGTCGCATCGAAGCGCAAGGACTGCTCGCCAAACCCCGAGCCAAGTCTTTCCTCCGAGCCTCCGCGATGGAGCTGGTCGTTGCCGACTCCGCCGAAAGCTTCGGGCAGATGCCAGACACCAAGAAAGCAGGGATGCTGGTCGGACTCATCCACTCCCGAGTCGAAGCTGGCATCCTCGATGCTGAAGAAGTTGCCGAAGTGCTCGACCTCACGGAGTCTTTCCTTGGTGCCGACACAATCACAAAACTTTTAGAAGTTGCGGATAAGTTTCGAGCACACGAAGACCACGCCAACGCTGACCCCGTTCTCTACGACCTCGCCCGAGAGTGGGTTCGTATTCTCCAAGAGAAGGCAGAAGAGAATGGCGAAAGTCTCGATGCTCAACCTGGTGATGGAGAAGGCGAAGGAGAGCCCTCCGAGTTCTCCGAAGCTGTCCAAGATGCTTTGGAGGAAGTTGCCCGAGCTGTTCAGGTTTCAGCTCAGGGCGACCTTGACGACCAAGAGCAGAAAGAGGATTGGCAAGAGCAGGTCGAAGAAAAAGCCAGCAAGGCGAAAGAAAATCAAATCAACGCAGACACCGCCAAGAAGGTGTTTGCTCGTGGCTCGGGTGGCACGGGTAAGTCCTCCACTCGACTCCGCGAGCGCCGACTGCCTACGAGCAAAGAACGCCAAGCCTCGGTGACGATTGCGAAGTGGCTGGAGCGAGCGAAGTACCGTGACCGCGACGTGACGGAGATTGACAGCGAGACCCCTCCTGGTCGCCTCCGCACCCGAGCTGTCGTCCAAGCTAAGGCGATGGAGGAACGCGGTGTTCGAGAACGAGTCGCTCCGTTCCGCAAGAAGGTTCGCAAGATGACCGACGACCCCACCCTCTCGGTGGGCGTGATGGTGGATATCAGCGGTTCGATGATGGGCGCGATGGAGCCGATGGCAACCACAGCGTGGGTTATGTCCGAGGCTGTCCGACGAGTCCAAGGCAGGACGGCGATGGTCTACTACGGCAACGAGGTCTTCCCGACTCTCAAGCCTGGTCAGCACCTCGACCAAGTGAATGTATGGGAAGCCACCGACGGCTGGGAGGCGTTCGATGAAGCGTTCCGAGCGCTGGACGGCTCTCTGAACTTGCTCAATGGCACGGGGGCACGCTTGCTCGTCGTGACTAGTGACGGGGCGTACCGTAGCAAGGAGGAGGAGCGCTCCCGATACTGGGTGAAGCGCTGTGTCGAAGCTGGTGTCGCGGTGCTTTGGCTACCGTTCGACCACGGGGGCTATGCCCGAGGCGTAGAGCGTGCTGGAGCACGAGTTCTCGCTGGAGTGCTTGACCCCGCAGACTCGGCGCTGGAGATTGGCAAGGAAGCCTCTCGGGTGCTGACAAGCGTGGGGCGGTAACCCTCACGCAAGCCAGACTGTCCATCTGGCTTTTTGGGTGGGGAGAGGTTTCCTCCTTTCGTTCCTCTCCTCACCCTCCAAAAACTTTTTTGGAAATAATCAAAAATCAACTTGACAAGAGAAAACTTATATGCCTAAAATGTGTACATCAAGCAATCCCGCTTGATAATCCAACTAAGTGAAAGGCTCGAAAATGGCTACCACTACCATCACCACCACAACCCAGACCACCTCCGTGGAGCTGGACACCGAGGCTCAGGCTCTCGTGAACGAGTTGCGGACTCTCCGCGACCAGACCACTGCTCTGGAGAAGCGCAAGAGCGCCCTCCGCGACGAGTTGCTGGAGGTTCTCGGGGAAGCCGAGGTCGGACTCGTGGACGGCGTTGTTCGCCTCCGCCAGCGTGAAGAGTCGCGCCGTAGCGTGGACTACGGTCTGCTCCTCAAGGAGTACAGCGAGATTTACAACATCGTGGTCTCCTCCTCCACCCACAAGAAGCTCGACATCAAGTAAGAGCTTCGGGGGGTCTCCCTTCGGGGAGGCTCCCCACCCCCAGACATAGAGACAGGTAAAAAATGCTAAATCTAAAACAAATCGAAATCATCAAAGAATACGCAATCGGAGCTGTATTTTCCGACACGGCGGAGCTGGGATACTCGGCTCTCGTCGAAGAGCTTGACCAAGACAACATCCCCGAAGAGGTGATTGTCTATCAGCCCTACGAGGGGCTAGACCCCCAAGACTTGCTGGAGGCTGTCGAGGAGCACTACGACGTCTTCGAGACTTTTGCGGAGCAGATAGTGGAGGTCGGATAATGGCGACTCTTTATATCCACTGTTGGCGTTGCGGTGACCCTATGGAGGTCGAGGAGCGCGACTACACTCACGGCAGGGTCTGCGGTGACTGCTAGTAAAAAATAAAATGTCGAATGTACTTGACAATGTCAGTAGTCGGCATTAGGCTAGGTGTATCACCTAGAAAGGACGGACAAATGGAAGACAAAGAGACAACACTTCGGCAGGTAGACCTTAGCGATGCTCGCTTCCGCGAAATCCTCAGCACGGCTCAGGCACGCTGGGGCACGGAGGAGGGACTTCGCTACCTCTACTTCTACCTAGCCAAGGGGGCGGAACTGAACAGCCCCAAGGTGCTGGACTGGCTAGAGGAGTCCATCAAGAACTAATCGGAACGGCTCGCCCCCACGGGGGCGGGCTTTTCCTATAACCAAGTAAAAAAGAAAGGAAAGTAAAAAATGGGAAATATAAATCTAGAAGGACTAACACACGCGGAGCAATATGTGCGTGACGAATACGGAAGCCTTGTCGGCAAGACCGTTGCCGAGGTGCGACCCCTAGACCGTGATGAGTTGGACGAGTTCGGGTGGGACGACTCCCGCACGGTGCCGTTTGTTATCTGGTTCACCGATGGCTCATACGCCATACCATCACGGGACGAAGAGGGAAACGATGCTGGCGTGTTGTTCCTGCCAGGAAGGGTCGGGTAAAAAATGGACGAGATACCCCAAAGTAAAAATGTGATGTTTGTCGGCGAGTACTTCACTTTGCTGACGACCGTACAACTTGATGACCGACTAAGGACGGAGGAGGACGAGTCGGAGGACGACTTCGCTATACGGCTGGCTTCTGTGTGGCTAGGTGAATACTACGGCTGGGACGTCCTGGGAGCATCAAAAGAGGTCGGTATCGTCGAATAAAAGTAAAAAATATCTTTTATCATTGAGATACCGGATACGGTCGAGAACTCCCGTGTTCGATGAGTGGTTCGCTACACCACGCATCTCCCCCCGTCACTCCCTGCGGGGGTGAGGTGTATTTTTTTACTTTAGAAAAAGTAAAAAATATCCCACCAAAAAAAGTTTCTGTTTTGATTTGACATTTGACATTTGATGCCCTAGGCTCGGTAGTACCAGCCAAAAAGGTTGGCACCAACTACACAGGGAGGCAAAATGCCAAAGTTCACTATCCGCCAGACCGTTGAGTACTGGGCTGAGGGTATCGAGGCAGACACCGAGGAAGAGGCGCGTAACCTCTATCTCCAAGACCAGGATATGTACTACCACGGGGTCGAGTCCGAGACAATCACCGAGGAAGAGGACGAGGAGGAAGAGGACGAGTAAAGAGAGGGAGGGGGGTCGAAAGACCCCCCAACCTTTCTCAGGAAAATATCAGGTTTGTTTTGTAATGTATCAACTATCAACCAACAGGAAGGGGTCGCAATGACCACGGAAGTAAAAAACGAAATCACCAGTATCTATCTTTATGAACTGGAAAATCGTTTCGAGGAATACATCAACGAGCGCTATGCCGAATACCACTTTCCCCACATCGTCGGGAACCACACCATCAGCATCAAGCCCTACGACATTCTCAAGAAGACTGAGCCGATTGTCTACGACAACGCCCTCTATGAGTACGCGCTTTCGCTGAAGGAAGAGGAAGCCATCGAGGTCCTGGGATACAACGACAACGAGTAAAAGAAAGGAAGGCAAAGCACCCCCCAACACGGGGGGTGTTTTGTTTTTGTTTGATACTTGACAATGTCGGTGGTGTGTACTAGTGTCGGTATTACCAACACGAAGGGAGAGCCAAATGGCTAACACACCAACCACCTGCGGTATCTGCGACAAAGTAATCACGGACACCGCTGAGGATATGTATCAGGACGACTCTGGTGAGTACCACGAGGATTGCCACTACGAGGAGTCGCTTGCGGAGCAGCGAGCCTGGGCGAAAGTCTTTCCCCCCAAGCCCTACTACGAGCACACCGCCTACGACCCGAGGGACGCTTACGAAATCAACGACCCTAAGCACCCAGACTTCCTGGAGTGGGCAGACGAACAGCGCGACATCGCACGGGGGAAATAATCCCCCGTGTCGGTGGTCGGCATTAGGCTTATCACAACACCGAACTAGAGAGGAAAGTAAAAATGTACACCAACTACCCAGAGGGCGTTACGGGCAACGAATGGCAGATTGCTGGCGCTAGTGCCGAGTTTGACGAGACCCGAGAGGTTCAGTGCGGTAACGACGATTGCGCCAAGTTCGAGGAACTTGTCGAAGTAGGTGTCTACACACGGGCATACGACGACGGTGTCCGCGTATTCGAGTGGACTTGCCCGACTTGCGGTAAGCGCGACGAGGACGAGTACTACTACGAGCACCACACCGAGTACGAGCCAGATATGTTTATGGACTAAAACTAGAAAGGTAAAAAATGGGAACCTACACAGTAGAAGCAACAAAAAGAATATTTCTTACAACCACGATAGAGGCGGAGAGTCTGGAAGAGGCAGAGCGTATTGCCGACCAGGAACTCATCACAGATGACTTCGAGGAAAAGAACACCGATTTTCGCATCACAGAGGTTGGCTAGATTTCGATTTGACAATGTCATATGTCGGGTATAAAGTGTAAACATAACTAAATAGAGACCACCAACTACCAAAGGAGAGAAAATGGACAACCCATTCGACACCGACCAGATTATTAACCAGGACGCGATTGACGCCCTCACGGACGAACAAGTCGAAGAGGTCCTAGCAATCCTAACCAAAGCGGGATACTAAAAGAGGGGGGCGGGGAGACCCGCCCTCTTCCTCCCGAGAAAGGAAAGTAAAAAATGACCTACACGCTCACGGTAAACCTACACGCCAACAAAGCGTTTAGAACACAGAAAGAAGCAGAAAGATACGCCAACAAGTGGCTAGACAGATTAGCCGAACTAGATAAGCCCCACACTTGGGACGAGTGTGATTGGGACATCAAAGAAGAAACGAAAGGAAAGTAAAAAATGCCGTTTGGAATACCGAACAACGACCCCGAGCCAAAGGTGTACCACTTTGTGGTGACCTACGACACGGGGACAGGAGAGTTTGACCTGGACTACGAAGCACAACACCATTTCCAAAATGGACCCGTCTACGAAAGTAAAAAAGGCGAATGGCGGAGATTGTACGCACACGAGTGGGAAGAAGACAAAACCGACTACAACATCGCCGGTGATGCGCTCTTCCGCGAACTACAGTGGAACCTAAATAAAAGAATGTAAAAATGTACTTGACATTTGATTGTTGATGCCGTAATGTGTATTTCACAACACCACAGGGAAAGGAAAAAGATGCTACAGACACTGTTCGGTATCGACACTTCCAAATGGAACAAGGAACCCAAGTATCGGGTACGGAGAGCGATTGTCTTCACGGCGCTCGCAACAATCTTCGTGTTCGCTACCTACCAGATAGGAACCAATCTCCACTGGACAGCCACAGGCTATTGCTGGGGCGATTACTTCCAATGTGTAGTTGGATAAAGAAAGAAAGGGAAAAGGAAGCCCCCCGCATCAAGCGGGGGGTTTTCTTATGTAAAATGTAAAAATGGTAAAAAAGCACAAAGGAACCCACAATCCCGAGTATGCCCGCGCTATGGCAGAACTACGCCGTAGCGGTGCTAGTGGAACCCACGC